AAAAGCAGATAGTGCAGGTAACTCAAGTGCATCCTACTACGGATATGGATATGACTATGCTAACGTAGTTATTTCTGGTGGTGGGGGTGACTCATGTACTGCTCGTGCTATCATAGGACAACCAAACGGTATTGGAGCAGATCCAGTTATTGACTTAAAGTCACATGGTATGATGTTCAACACCAAACCAAATGCAACCGAAGGTGGAGACTTTATCACAGGTGATAATATCTTCCGTCAAGTTGTATTGTTAAGAAACCCAAAAGTAGATAGTGCAGGGGGTACTTCTCTCACAACTACTACTGGTTTAGCACTAAATAAGATTATAACAAATGAGACTAACTTTGTCAAGTCTGTTGTGCAAAAAGCAAAAGTAGAAGGACAAACTTCTGGTGCGATTGGAATTGTTGATGACGTATCGGATTCTGGTAACGGTCTATGGTACCACCAGAACGAGACAACAGGATTTAAACCATTCGCAAATGGAGAACAAATTCAAGTAATCGGTAACGCAAGTATAACAGGAACTATTTCGAGTCTTGTTGATGGAGAGTTCAATCCATATACTGGAGATTTAGTATACATAGATAATAGATCCTCAGTAACAAGATCGAACGACCAGATTGAAGATTTGAAAATAGTAATTACGATTTAGGAATAGGAAATGCCAAACACTTTAACAGAACAAACTTTACGTTCAACTTATAAAGACGATTATCATGATAGTGACAACTATCATCGTATACTGTTTAATGCAGGTCGTGCACTACAAGCACGTGAATTAACGCAGTTACAGACTATTATTCAGTCTGAGATTACTCGTTTTGCAAATAATGTATATGGTAAAGATGGTGTTGCCGTAGTAAACGGTGGTATGTCTGTTAATGATGCTCACCCATACGTAAAAATTTCAAATGACCAGAACAACTCATTTACAGATGTAGGAGCATTAAAAGGTCAAATCCTTACAGGTTCTGTTTCATCAATCAAAGTAAAAGTACTTGAAGCAGTTGCCGCCGAAGGATCAGATCCAGATACACTTTATATTCAGTATCTTGATAACCCAACAACAGTTGCTGATACAACTGTGCAAAATGTTTCTCCTCGTGTGCAACCAAATGAAGTTCTAAGTAACGGATCTAACGTAAACCTTACAATATCAAATGTTACTGGTTCTATTGGTTTTGGTTCTAAAGTAGAGGTTGGTCAATCTGAATTCTATGCAGGTGGTCACTTTGTATTCGTACCAAAACAACAAATATTTTTAAACAAATATGGTGTAGGTGAAAGTGTTGATGTCGGTTTCAAAATGGTACAAGACATTGTCACTGTATCTGACACAGATGCATTGTATGATAACCAAAATGCCACACCAAACAGATCATCGCCTGGCGCAGATAGATTACGTATTCGTCTTGTTTTAGCAACAAGAGATGAAGTACAAATCGGTGATACATTCATATTCTTTGGACGAATCATTGACGGTAAAGAATATATTTCAACTAAGACAGATCACACTAATTTCGATTACGTTAACAAACGTATCAAAGAAATTAACGGAGATTTCATTAAGCAATACTGGAAACTACGTGTTCGTCCAGACGGAGATGGTTCTACCGTAAGTGATAATTTTATCATGCAAGTAGATCCAGGCGTAGCATACTTCGATGGTAAACGTATTGCAACAAACATACCACAGCAACTTGTATTGCCTCGTGCTCAAGATACAATTATAAGAGAACAAGAACAAATTGGTATTAGGTATGGCAACTACTATTTCTTTGATAGTGGTGACGGCATGCTTGACATTGATACATGTGAACCAGTAAACCTACACATAGGATATAATGGTACAGGAGCAGTCCTTGGTACTGCTAATATCCGTGCACTCACAGAAGGTGATGTACGTAAACTATCTGGTGGACAAAACTATCAACGTGTGCCATCATATAAAGCACACTTATTCAATGTTAAAATTACTAACTACACATACAGTTTGGCAGACGCATTGTCTATCAAATCACAAGCAGACGGTGCATTAGTAAACCTTGTTCCACGTGATGGAAATAAAGGTACTCTATTAGTAGATCAAAAAGAAAATGCATTACTATTTGACACACCATTGCGTAGACCAAAAGGTTTTGGTTTAGACGCATCACGTCCTGCTTCAATCACAACCATGCAGAAGTTTAACTTCACTGTGAATGGTGGTGGTAGTTCACAAACTCATGAGATTACTCTCACAGATTCTGGTGAATCATTTGTAAACCAAGCAGATATCTTGGTTGCATCATCTACAGTCTTTATGCCAAATGGTGTAACTACAGTAATTGGTGGTACAGGTAATAAGAAAATTACTGTTGGTGGACTTTCTAACGGTACATATGAAGTTATTGCACATGTTTCTAAAACAAATGCAACTGTAAAATCAAAAGAATTACAATCATTAACAAAAACTGGTTCACTTGATTCAGATGGATTTGGTGTTATCTTCATGAACCTTGGTAAATCTGATGTTTATGAGATCGAAGCAATTAAGAAAACTGATTCGGATGGTGAATCAGTATTCCCATACTTCCATTTCGATGCAGGTAATGAACTTACCCACAACGATGACTCTGTTATTCTATGGTCTGGTGGTGGACTTGATAGTGTTAACACACCACTATTTGTAAGGTTCAAACATTTTGAACATTCTGCTAACGGTGAATTCTATGCAGTTAACAGTTATGATGGTGAATTAGACTATCTTGACGTTCCTGCACAATCACTATTAGATGGTGGTAAAGTATCACTAAGAGATGTTATTGACTTACGTCCATCAACAAATGGAGCAGGTGTATTTACAAATGTTCCTGCATTGCCAGTGCCTTCTGATACACTTACAGTAGACGCAGAGTATTACTTACCACGTCAAGACAAGTTGGTAATATCTAAGAACTCAGAGTTACGTTTGATTCGTGGTTCATCATCATTGAATCCTAAGTTCCCAGAAGTTCCAGAAGATTGTATGGATCTATACAACATTCGTATGGAACCAAATACATTACATACTCAAGACATGAAGTCTACATTGATTCCTCGCAAAGGTTATACTATGCAGGATATCAATAAGTTAGAAGAGAAGATCGATAAGTTACAAGAGATGACTTCATTGTCACTTCTTGAGTTGAATACAAAGATTATGTCTGTATTAGATTCCTCTGGTGCTGATCGTGCTAAGTCTGGATTCTTTGTAGATAACTTTGCAAACCATGCTCATACAAACACACGTAGTAAAGAGGGTGCTAAATCAGCAATCGATAAAGTTGCTAAGATGTTGCGTCCACGTGCACCAGAAGAAGAGAGTGCATTATTCTATGACTCAGATGTAACAGGAAATCTCCGTGTACAATTACATGGTGATATGATGATGCTTGAGCATCAAGAAGTTGCATATGATGCACAAGAGATTGCATCATCTACAGAAAACCTTCTACCATTCCACGTACCATTTACAATCGGTAGATTAACAATTTCTCCAGAAACCGACACTTGGAAAGAAACACAGAAAGTCGGTGAAAGTGTTGTGGGTAGATCAACAGAGTTTGATTTACGTGAAGCACTAAACTGGAATAACTCAAACAATGCATGGTTTGGTGTAGATCCTTCTTCATTAGAAGTTGGTGCAACTGGATCATTCCAAAGTGGTACAAGCACAACTACTGTTCAGAACACACTTGATCCAGTACTTCTTGGTACAGAAACTCGTGAAGAGTTAGGTGAGTGGGTTAAGACTGGTACAGTAACATCAAACGAAACTCTATCTACAACTACAGTAGAAGTTGGTCGTGAAAGACAAGAAGAAGTTTCACGTAGTTCTATTGATAACAGAGCAGATATTGACCTTGGAGTTTGGCCTACCAACGTTAACTTTACAGGTTCAATATGGGCAGGTGGTAACTTTGGACTTGGAGGATCTGGTGGTGGAACTTTCCGTAACCTTGGTGCACGTAATATGTCACGTAGGGTTGGTGAATTACTAACGACTGACCATTGGGATACAGTTACTCGTGAAACTCGTAGCAATGTTCGTACAACTAATACGTCTACATTTGAAACAACTAAGACTATTACTGAAGAGAATAAGTTCGAACAAACAACAGAAACAACAACAACCACAACTACTGCTAATACAGTAAACAGAGTTGCAAGTGAATCTTCTATCCGTGATATCGTAGGAAGAAAAATCATTGACGTATCAGTGATTCCATTCATGCGTTCAGTAGAAATTAGATTCAAGGCAGAAGGATTGCGAGCAAATACTCAATACTTCCCATTCTTTGATAACACTAACGTGTCACAATTCTGTAGAGCAACAAGTGGTACTGAACCATTTAAGTACAGTAACCGTAGACGTTGGTTAAATACACGTCTTGGTGGGGGTGTTAAAGACAACCACTTTGTTATCAAAACAAGTCAAGTTCATAACGAAGGAAAAACAAATCTCGTATCAGATGCAGAGGGTACAGTAACAGGTTCATTCATTGTACCAAACAATGCTTCTATGAGATTCCATACTGGTAAACGTGAATTTATGCTTATTGATGTTAACACTTCTGATGAAGAAGGTGCAATGTCATTTGCTAAAACTATATTCACATCCGCAGGTACTCTTGAGAAGTTCGAGAACAATATTCATGTAACTCGTGTTCTAAAGATTACAGGTACTGAGTCAACAAGTGTTGAACAAAATACCGTAGCAGATACTACAGTATGGACTGATACAGTTGTAACAACTGAACCTGCTACAGACGTTAAGTCAAGTAGCACAGTATCAACTGTTCGTGGTAACAGGGAGACAACAAGAGAGAACGAAGGTTCAAGCACAAGGTTTACACCTGCTCCTCGTATTATACCACAACCACCTGCAACAACTCCAACGGTTCCGCCTGGCGCAACACGTCCAACTTTACCTGTTGGAACACCTGTACCATCCTTCCCAAGGATTGATGAATTCAATCAAGATAGACGACCATTTGGACGTAGATTTAGAGATCCTATTGCACAGACATTCCAGATTCTGGAACCAGGCGGTGTGTTTATCACATCCATGGAAGTTTACTTTGCTACTAAGTCAAGTACTGCTCCAGTATTCTGTGAGTTGAGACCTACAGTGAATGGTGTTCCTGCTTCAGATAAAATTATGGCAAGTAAGAAACTATCACCTTCACAGGTTACAACTGTGGCAGATGGTGCTACTAACAAACAGATGTTGCAACAATCAACTAAGTTTACTTTTGACACACCAGTATTCTGTCCAGTCGGAGACTATGCATTAGTATTAGTCCCAGGCGATAACTCTCCAGACTATAATGCATACGCCGCAAAAATAGGTGAGTTCCAATTAGGTTCTCAAGAAGCACGTGTAGCACAGCAAGCAACATTGGGTGCATTCTTCAAGTCTCAGAACGGTAAGACTTGGGAGGCGGCATCTGGATCAGACTTATCATATAAGATCAACGTAGCAAACTTTGCATCTTCTGGTAATATTATTCTACAAAACGCAAACGTAGATCCAGAACCATTAAGTATTGATCCATTAGTATGTGACTCTGGTTCAAATAGAGTTCGTGTAATGTTCTCAAATCACGGTTTACGTACAGGTGATAATACAATCATACGTGGTATTGACTCAGCAACTAACTTCGGTAACGGATTGACAGGTGCTCATGTTAATGGTAAGAGAACTGTTATTGATTACGATAACTCTGGATACACATATCAAGCAGATGCTTCAGCAACTTCTCGTAGGTGGTTCGGTGGTTCATCTGTAACCTCATCACAGAACTTAAACTTTGAAGTATTACGTCCATCTGTTGATATTATACAACCTTCACAGACTAACGTAACAATGTCTATGAAGACTACATCTCAACAAGCATTGGCAGGTGATCAAACAAGGTTCACTAAAGATTCCAAGTTCTCTATTGTAGAGAATGAAAAGAATACTTACTTTGATAACCCACGTGCAATTTACAATAGGTTTACAGAGTTACAATCAACCGCAGGTAAACTGAACGGTGCAAGATCTCTGGAAATGCAGATTACATTGAAGTCTACTTCACCATATCTGTCACCAATTGTTGACCTTGAACGTGCTAAAGTAATGACTATGCATAACTTGATTTCAAAGCAAGATTCTGCCGCCACTTCTGGATTCAATGTACCACTGACTTATATCAGTGAAACAGATCCATTGTTCGGTACTGAATCTGCAAAGCATATTACTAAAGTAACAAATCTAACAGAAGAAGCAGTAGGTCTTAAAATCTTACTTGCCGCCAACAGACCACCAGAAGCAGACTTCCAAGTATATTGGAGATGTGGTGGAGAAGGTGATCTATTAGATGGATTCTTATGGACATTGGTAGAACCAGAAAATACACTACCACCAGACACTAACCAGAACGTATTCCGTGAATACCGTTACTTAGTAGGTGGTGAGAATGGTGCTTTACCTCCATTCACTAAGTTCCAAGCAAAGATTGTAATGCGTAGTACTAACTCGGCAAAAGTACCAACGTTCCGTGATCTTAGAATAATAGCACTGGCAGTGTAAGATGAGTGCTTATAAAGGTATCAAAGACGAACCAGATTTTGTGAGAGATGCAGAATCTGGTGCCGTCATTAATATAAATAGAAGTGAGATACAAAAAGCACGAGAACAGAAGAAATTACGTCAAGCAAAATTGGCAGAAGAAAAACAATTGAAGGCAGAGGTTGAATCATTAAAGACCGATATAAATGATATCAAATCAATGCTTTCCGCAATAGTAGAGAAATTATAGATGGCACGTCCTTTTACATTACTAACAGATTCCTTCAAGATATTGAGAGACAATCTCAATACCGTTTCTTATAATGTCGGTGATCCAACTAACCTGCTTACAAATGGTGACAGTGATGTTGTCATGGCAATCAATGAGATCGAAAGAGTCTTTGATGCTTCCGCAGGGGAGATCTTATACCCGACTGGTAATGCCCTACAAGGGGAGACTCAAACACGTCTATTAATTAGCACTGCTCAAAACAGTGGTACAGATATTACTTTAAAATCTGGATTAGATGTTAATGTCGATGCAGTAGGTGATATTAATCTGGATGCAGGTGGAGCAAACATCAACTTCCTTGATGACTCTGTCAATCGATTCGCATTTACATTAGGTGC